CGCGTTAAAACAATGCGAGAGAGTGACTGTCTTACATGCGCAACGCCGCTAATCAAAGTGCCTGTTGTCTCGCACATGCCTGTTATATCGCGGACTACGGCGCTCATGATGGAACCTTAGTTTTTACGCCCGTTTCATCATGCTTATGCTGTTGCGCAGAAATGCCATCAGAAGTCATATCACCGCCTGTTTGCGTAACAGGGCCTTCAATTTCGATTGCTTGCGCGGCGAGCTTTAATGTCCCACCTGATGTGATTGTAATGTTCTCGCTTGCCGTGATGTCTATTGTCTTTGCGGCTTCAACAATAAGTTTGCCAACCGTCTTAACTCGCAGCTCTTGGGCTTCGCTGTCATATTCAATCTGCGTTCCGTCCTTAAATTTAAGGCCGTCAATATGACGCTCAGTTGTATAAGGCTGAATATCCTTTGACCAAAGAAAGCCAATGATGACAGAATTTTCAAGGTCACCCGATGGGCAATTTAAAACAACTTGCGCCGTATCGAGTACAGGGCGATTAGCGGTAAAGTTCTGGCCATATAGCGCAGGAAGGGGACTGAGGTTGTGAAATTGACGGGTTTCCATATCCCAATCAATTAAGTGGCATATGCTCAGTCTTTATAATGAATTGCGTTCTATATCGCCAATAACGAACCAATTGGCAATTTTGATTGATGATTATTCCGTCACCAAATCTTCTATAATTTCGCTCACGGCATCCACATCATCGCCCGATAAACCCAAAAGCTCGCGGGATTCATATTTAACGCGGACGCCTTTTTTGGAAACGCGGTCACGTAACCCATAATGATGAACACGCGCAATGCCGCCTGTCTTGCCAGACCAACCAACACTGACATGTTGAGAGGATGAACGCACTTTTAGATTTCGCCCCAAGCGCAGCCCCTTCATCATCTTTGTACGTTTGCCGTTCCTGCGCGCTTTCCATTTCGAGCCATCAGGCCCAACTTGCCGCGATATTCGCCCTTGGGTGCTCTTACGAAGGTGAGTCCCAATTCTGCGCAAGGCTTTGGCGCGTTTTTGGGGTGACAGGCTTTCAAGCGTGTCTTTAATCCAGCCCTCAATGTCTTCAAGACTATCAGACATGAGCGTCTGAATTTGGCGCAATATCTATATCATAAGGCTCAGGCGCGGGACTTGGACCGTCCGCGATCATGACTCCCAATATCGGACAATCGCTTTTTCCTAAACAAGATGTCAGGGTTGTGCCTTCATCATTCTCTATGACCTTCACATCCTCTTTCATCTTAAGCCTAAATTCAAACTCAACTTCACTGTGACTGAGAATGTCAGCCTCAAAACCGATATCGCCAAGCGTGTGCTCAGGCTGATGCGCGTTCATCCATTCGCCAATAAGCCAGCACAAATACCGCGAATCCAATGACACGCCCAAGACATAAATCACGCCGTCATATCCGTGTAAACCGTCCCATTTTCAACAAATGTGATAAGATTGGCCGCATCAAGTTTTAAGGCCTTATTGTCCATGAGATATGTGCGAAGGGCGGCAAGGGCTTGCATGATTAATCCTCTATATTTTCCGCAGATTGAAGCGCTGAAAGTCTCGCAAGAGCGGCGGCGCGCCTCACAAGGCCACGTCCCCATTTGCGCAATTCAATAGCCCATAATCCAAAGGCTTTTGCGCGCACATCAGACGCGCCGTAACCGCCCGCAGCGGGAACATCAGGCATTGGCGGTTCAGCTTTGATATCATCGCCAACAGGGTCAATTGGCTTTGGCTCACTTGGAACCTCAATCGCTTCGTAAGAGACGGTCAATTTCTGTGTGGACGCGCAGGCTGTCATCAGGGATAGCAGTGCGAGCGCAGAGAGAGTCATCAACAGGCGCATTATCATTCTCCATTTTCAGGCGTTTTAGGGTGTCTCGCAGAGCATCATTCTCAGCGATTAAAACCGCATCTGTCACGGCAACTTCGCGGACAACATCAACATATATTGTTTCAGTTTTCGCGGCTTCGGTATCGGCGGCGGCTTTATTGGCATCAATCTTGGCCTTGCTCTCCGTAGCTTTCGCTTTCACGGCGGTTTCGCAAGCGAGCTTTCCGGCCGCATATTGCGCGGACCCATAATCCTTAATCGCGCTGTTTATTTTCAGGCCGATCAGGGTCACAGCAATGACGGCGGCAATCACCATCAACGATTTAGGTTTCAATAAACAAGATAGAGATTTGAGCCCTAGCCCTATCACTTCAAAATCTCCCAAACATCACTGAGAGCCACGCAATCAAATGAATTGTCTGGCCGTCCGTCACCCGTCAAATCAGTCAGGCCGTTTTGGTTGACCACAATGCAAACGGGTGCGCCCTTGGCATTTAATCCGGGCGAACCTGATTGACCGCCAACAACGGGCTCTCGCTCGAAGGTTGGGCGCGGGCCTGTTTCCAAAACGACAATAAAGCCGCCATGCTCATAAGCCTCGCCGCCATCAGCCCGTTTGAAATATGCGCGGCCTTTGCGATATGTCAGAGCGTCTGAGCCTGCGGGAAATCCAATGGTTTCTATGGACTCACCCTCGATCATAGGCGAAGGGAGCATGTTTAATCTCTAAGCCGTCTAAGAATGGCGGCGGCGTTCCTGCGGCGCGCACTTCATCAAGACAATGCCCCGCCGTGGCCCATCCTCCCCATATCGGGAAATATGTGCACCATGATTGCCCTGTAAACCAACGGCGCACAGGAAGGCCGTCATATAGAGCTTGGCGGCGCGGAGCCGTGATAGTCTTGCGCCACCCTGCAGGAACATTCCAAGGCCGCGCATCTTCGGCTTCATTGGTCCAGCGTTTAATGCGGCTGACATAGGTAATTGTCTCAGCCGCATGACGGCCTGTGACCTTGTTCTGACATGGCGCAATATCATCCCAAAGACGGGCATTATTACAGAGCCGTTGAGATTTGAGAACATTGCCAAGGCCGGAATTATAAGACGCTGCGCCAAGCTCATAGGCCTGCGCAGGCGTTCTGTTGCGCCGCCTAAATGTATGCGTTACGCGGTTTTGATAATACGCGCCGGCATCAATCGCTTGGCGCGCATTATAACGGTCAAAATCAATGCCCAGGCGCTTGCCAACTTCGCGTTGAGTCCCGCGCATGAATTGGGCAATCCCGCCCGCGCCTGCATGGGAACTGGCGGCGGGGTCACAAAGGCTTTCCTGATAGAGCTGCGCGCGCCATACGGCGGGATATTGAAAGTCCTTTGGGAAACGGCGCTTGACCGCTTTTTCTATATCCGCTTGATGGACTGCGCAGTCTTTAAATCGCGGGGGAAGTTCAACCCCAGTATCAACCGATGCAAAGGATTGCAGCGGCCAGCATAACAATAGCAACAGAGAGATAAGTGAAGCTCGCCATTTTCGCTTTGCTGTCAGGGGAGATGTTATCCCCAATCCCTTTGACATTGGCGTAAACTGTCCGAATGCGCCAAACAAGCCAGATAAGGCACAGCATGAGCGCGACCATAAACGCCGCTGTCCCTGTGAATTGTAAGAAAAGGCCAAGCTTATAATCACTCGGAAAAAGCGACACAAACCACATAGTAATGAATAAAATAACTCCCACAATAAGTGCGGAAAGCGGGTTGTTGAATATACGTCTGAGCATGATGTGTCCTTTCGATTAGTCATGATCTATCTTTCAGTTTTCACGTTCAATTAGGCGGTCAAGTTTGCTTTCAATTCGAGCAAGGTCCGCCTTAAAAGTCTCAAAATTGGATTCTGCCATCTCTTTGACGGATTGAATATTTTGTTCATTAACGGCAACGCGCTTATCCAAATTTGACCACCCCACGAAAACGGACAAAAGCAAAGACGCGGCGGTCAATAAGTGGCCTGCATTTATTTCTGACGAGAATTTCATTTTCAGTCCCATAGGTTGACGGTTTTGACGGTTTTAGGCGTCTCTAAAACAGGAGGTAAATTGATGGTAATTCCAGCGGGGAAATGAACGCCAAGTTCCAAAACATGCGTATTGGCATCTGTAAGAGGGGCGAGCATTTGCGGGCGGTCACCATAAACATGATAGACAATGTCATCCAGCGTTTGGCCTTTTTGCGTGACAAGCGTTCCCATTATAGAATCCTGATTGTGGCGCGGGGCTTGCCAAGCATGGCCCTGATGTTTTCACGCGCGACACGGCGATAATCTTCAATGGTCATTTCGAGCTTGTCAGCCTCTTCATGGCCGGATTGGGTACTGTCAAAATCCCGATATTTTTCTGTCAATGAGGCCTTAGCTTCATTGTAAACAGCGCTGCGATAGCGGTGCACAAGCACAGAAACGCCGTCCATTTCGTCGGCGGGAACATCTTCAAGCTTATCAAACGCTGAATGCTTATCTCTGAGAGGGGATAAATCATGCAGCGTTTTAAGGGCTGCATCGATCACAGCATTTTTCACGCGGCCATTCGGGATTGTCGTATCAACCCGCATCGCATCACGAAAAGCGCTTAAAGAGAAATCAGGATAGAAAGGTGTTCCGCCAAAATTATCATCTTCATCATCACTACCGCCATGCGGAATTATTGTGACGCTATTCGGACTCATCTTCTTGCGCAGCATTTTCAGCCGCATCCTTAACGTCACCGTCCGCCTCGCTATCGGATTCAATTGTGACTTGATTGGACTCAGTCACATTCGTTTCCGTAGCGAGGACGGGGGCTGGTGAGACAGGGGGTGTTTCTTTGGCCTTCGCGTCAGCGGCGTCTTGCTCCGCTTTGGCTTTAGCGGCCTCTTCTTTAGCTTTCGCATCAGCAGCGGCTTTGGTTTCTTTGTCAGCCTTAGCTTGAGCTGCAGCCTCTTCTTTGGCCTTGGCTTCAGCGGCGTTTTTAAATTGACGCTCGATTGTTTCGATGTCGCGCTTCACGCCAATTTTGGGATGAAGCTCAATGGCTTCCTTCAAAAGAGATAAGGCCTCTTCGGGCGCATCATCACGCTTGGCATAACCAATGGCCTTGAGCAATTTCGCGCGGACAGGATCCGCCATATCTTTCTCGGCAACCATTTCAGAGACGGTTTCAAGGTAATCGGAATATTCAGAAATAAACTCAATATCAGAAAGCGCCAATTCAGCCATTTCCTCTGCGAGGATAGACGCAACAGAGCGTTTGAAGTCAGGCGGCGGCGCAATGTCATGAGCCAAAGCCCATTCAGCAATACTCAGGGCAAGTTCAATGTTTTCCGCATCAAGCGCCCAAACAAAGATTGTCATAACAACATCATCTTGGACGGGCTCATTAGCCGCTAAAATGCCTTCAACATAGGCCGCATAATCATCAAGAAATTCGCCCTTACGGACGCCTTTTGTTTTCACGCTTTTGATAGCCTTAAGCTCAATTTTATGAGCATTGAGCTGCGCAAACATCTTTTCATAAATGCTTCCCTCAACAGAGCCTTCGCTTGTTG